AATCGCCGCCCGCAGGTCGTTCGGCTTGAAGGCGATTTGAAGGGCTAGGTCGTCAGTGGTTTTCATTCGATGCCAAGCAGCTTTTTATCCTCTTCAGTGAGTTTCAACCTATCCATCAAAGCTGCACGCTTGCGTTCAAATGCAAGCTGCAACTGGCTCTGGATAAACCGCGCCACGATTGAGTCCTGCTCGTATTTGAACCAGAGGGCAACCCTTCCAGACCTCATCCGTTCGTCCGCGCAGTCTGGTAGCGCCTTGCGGACAATGGATTCGTGGTTTTGCCCCACCGCATCGGCCAAAGCTATAGACGCCCTGAGCATATCCGAATACGCATCATCAACTTTCTTAGCCAGACCTTCCACCTTCTCCAGAAACTCCACCTTCAACCGCCCCTGTTCATCTGTGTTAACTTTCATACAGTTTTCCTTTTCTTTAGTCGTTCAAACGCCGCCTTCAGCGCCAGTCCACTCCCCAGGAGCGGCTCCACCGGGGCACCACCGTTTAGCAACCACCTATAGACCACCGACTTGCCTATCTTCTGGCCTGTGATTGCGTGGTATTCGTCGGCGAGCATCTGGCCGGTGATGCCAGCCTTCAATCCTGCGCGGATGGGCGACAGGTAGTGTTCGGAGAACTTTTTGGAGGATTGCTTCTTCATTGCTGTGGTTACAAATATGATACTGGAAGTTTCCGGTCAACTCTTTTCAACCAACCCGAGCAGGAAATCTTTTGCCTCATCGCAGGAGAACACCACGGCGGTCTTTGCTCCGGCTTTCTGCATCCAGGCCAGCTCGCCGATTTGCTCCACGGAAGGCTTGGAGCCGGGACGTTTTACTTCGATGCCAAAGGCGAATCCCGCGAAGACTCCAACGAAATCCGGCACTCCAACCCTTGAACTTGTCGGTTTATCCATCCGCTTGCGGTCCCACCAACACCTATGGCTCTGGGTCTTTAGGAAATCATCTATCTGCTGCTGGATCTCAGCCTCAAGGATTGGCCTGCGGTCCAGCCGTTGAGTCTTCTTCAACTGCTCCTTCTGGATGGACTCCGCGATAAGCCCGATAGGCGCAGTCTTCTTGGTGCGCTGCTGCACAATGCGCTCGTTGTGGGCGTTTAGCTGGGCCTCTGTCCATTTACCAAAAGGATTCACTTCGCTTCCTCCTTCAAGGTTAAAATCCAGAAGCGCTCCTTGCGGTTGTTCCCTTCCGCACGCTTCGCCTCGACGTAGTTGCTGAGAGGGTGGCGCTTCACGGCTCGCATGACGGCAGCTTCTTGAGCGCCAGCTTCTCGGGGTGTCTCGGCAGCTTTGAAGGTGTCAATCTCGTGTATAAGGCTTTCAATGGACACGCTTTTCACACGCCGCACAGCAGCCAGAATCTTTCGCTGGAAATCTGTCAGGCCATCGTAGGGGGAAATCTCGTGCGCTCCCACCGCCCAACTTTCCTTCTTCTCGCCTCGCTGCACCATCACAAAGTTTCCAGCGGTGCCTAGCACGACTCCATCAAACTGTGCAATTCCTCGCACGGCTGGACGAACTGTTACCGTCATTCCTTTTCTGATGTCTTCGACTCTCATATCCTTTTCAACAGGTATCCCATTTCGTATGCCCACGCGGGATGTTCGTGGATTCTCCGGTGGCAACCGTCATCAATCGCCAGGAAAAACTTCTTCTCGCACAGCAACTTTCCACGACCCTTCTTGTGGTGGATCTGCTTGGACTGTTCCTTGCCGCACACCTCGCAGAGCTGATGCTCAATCAGATACTCCACCCGCACACGCTGGTATTCCTTCAACAGCTTGCGCATCTGCGGGCTACACTTCCTGATAGGTTTTTGGCGCAGCTTCTTCTGGGCTGGCTTCTTCTGCGGGCTCCTTGGGTGCAATCCTTTGCGGAGCTTGGTCCACAAAGCTGGGCGGGTTTTCTTTTGGTATCCTCGGAGGGTCATTTATGCAAACTGGGTTGGCTTATTCAACTGTTAGGCGCACTCGCATCCATGACCTTCTCATCCTCAATCGCGACACCGCAGAACGGGCAGTGGCTTGCGAACATCGCGGGCGGGTTGCGCTTCTGGCCTTTCGGCGCTTCCGAGGCCCTTATCCATTCCGTCCGCAGTGTTGGGACGAGCGTGAAGCTCGGCATTCGGAACGCCGCCGAGCACAGCCTCAGATTCTTCTCCTTGAGGCGTTCGTTTAGTTCAGACCAGCATTTGCATTTCATATTTTGTTTTCAGTTTGACCGTGCGCCTAACCACGCGCTTCAGCGAACGGCGGCATCGCGTCTCGGTTTCAATCGGGCCGTTTCGTGGCCGCCGTCGCTGAGCTTGGGTCGTTGGGCACATAGGTGGGGCGTTTCCGATCCCATTTGCCATATTTTAGTCAGTCGTTCAAACACCTTGCGGCTCTTCTCCCGTAGCCTGCGCCACCATCTGTCCAAACAGAGTGAACGCCCCTGGAGAACCTGTCCCAATCAAATGCTTGCAAGGCTCAACCGAGAAGTCCTTCTTCTCGTAGCTCGGCTGGACGCGGCAGCGGAAGTCTGCACAAGAGCAGCAGCCGTGGCCCCAGAAGGCGCGGACATCAATGATGTAGTCCACCGGCTCCCCATCACCTTTGCACTTGGGACACTTCATCGAGGAGTTCCTCTTGAAGTCGTGTTTGCAGGCCGCGCATTGGAGCTGGTTCTGGCTGGCCACCCGGAATCGGCCCACCTCGTTCGGCTCTGGTCGGATGTCTAGCGTCTGGCTCACAGCGGAAGGGGAAGCTCGTAGTCCTCAGGCTTCATCGGGACAGTCTCAATGGGATTCTTGAACGCGGTATCCTCTGGGTAGTAAAGCGTCTTAGTGTTGCTGGTGGGGTCCATTACGGCTACGACAGAGATTTTCACCTGCTCCTTGGCGCGAGCGATCCTCGTGTTGAACTGCTGCTCCACTCTCTGCTCGTCCTTATACTCCTGCTCAGATGCCTCGGTGAATGCCTTCAGTCGGGCGACAATCCCTTCAAGTTTCAGAAAGACATCATCCCGCTGGCGATACAACTCCAACAGCTCCGCATCCGTAGCTCTCTGCCTCAAGATGAACTGCTTGGCGGGTGGTTGTGGCGGACGGCTCATGCTGGTGGTCACAAATATACGACTCGGATGGATTCGTCAAGGGGGAAAATTTACAGGGCTGACCATGAGGGGCACTCACTCATGTCAACGACAGTGGATTCGCGTAGCAGGCGGTCCCTTACCCGTTCGTCCCATCGGCTGTGCCACTCGTCAGGTGGGATGTTGGTGGTCAGCATGGTAAAGCCGCTGTCTTGGCGTCGGGTCAGCAGGTAGCCCAGTGCGTCCACCCCTTTGCCCGACTTGAAGCGGTCGCTTTCAGCACCGATGTCATCTACAAGCAGCAGCGGCTCCGCCACAGCGTCGGCCAGCAGCTCCACCATCGAGGACCGTGAATCCTCCAGCCGGTCACACACCTCCTGCCACAGCAGAAAGCCGACACCGGGAGGGGATGGCCAGAAGCGTTTCTGGTAGGCCAGCATGGAGGCGGAGGTCGCCCAGGTGTAAAGCGCCTTGGCCAACTGCGTCTTGCCACACCCACTGCGGCCTGCCAGCACCAGCCTCCGGGCACGCTTGCGCTTGAACCAGTCGAAGCCGAAAGCGTGGACCGCGTTAGAGGCTTCCAAAATCGCTGGATGCGTGTTCCGTAGCTGGAGCCACTTGGCCTGCCACGGGTCCGGCAGGGGAGGAAAGCCTTTCAGCGGCTTCTCGGGCGGCGCACTCGGCGGCAGACCGCTCTTTGTTGCGCTTGATGATTTCGCTAGTAGTGGGACCGGTTCCAGCTCCAGCGATGAAACGGTTTCGAGGATGCTCGGAAGGATTTTTGCTATGGGTTGCATTGGTGGGGGTTGGTTTTGCAGATAACTCGGCTCTGATTTCGTTGAAGCTGCTGACAAAGTAGCTGATGGTGAGGGCCTTTTCGCAGCGCCAGAACTTCGGGCCGCTACTAGCCCATGCCCGTCGCGCCAATGAGATCAAGTCAGCTATTGGCATCCCCATGCTGGAGAGGCGCTTTGCCGCAGCGTGGTCCTTGCCTTCGCACACAAGGTATTTTTCGCCCCGGACAAAAAGGAAAGCCTCGCACCAAGCTGTGATGAACTTGGTAGTAAAACTTGGAACTTTCTTTTCTTGCTGTGGCTCTTCATGCATTTGCTCAATATCCCCAAAGGTGGGAAGGCAAACATCGAAAGCAACCGCAGCCGAAGGCGCGGAGTTCTTCTTTGCTTCTGGGGATTCTTCTTCCCTCTGGGGGAACTTAGTGTCGGCTTTTTCCGCCACGGGTTTTTTCCGTAGCGGGTTTTTTCCGCTACGGTCATTCACCGTGTAAAGGGTGTGCGTGAACTTCCCATCTTCTCCCTGCTGCTCTGTATCCACCCATCCAAGCTCGCGCAACTCCGCGACATATTTGTGAACCGTATCGCGACTGATGTTCAAGCAGCTTGCTAGGTATGCGGACGACGGAAAGGCGGTATCGTCGCCAGCCTTGCAGTGAGACTTCAGTGCAATGTAGATGGCCTTGGCACCAATGGATAAAGTGGGGTCCAAAATGAAATCCTTGCGGACATCCACACGCCAATCTCCAGAGTATCGAATCTTCACAGGAGCACCCACAGGAACCTCCAAATCCTCAGAGCGCCACCCAGCGTTGGAAGCGGCGAGCGGACGCCAACCATTGCGGCTGGGTTCTTGACCGTGTTCGCTAGGCGACGCTCTGAAGTTTCGTTGTTAGTCTGCATACATCCGCTTTTTTCTCGGGCTTCCAGACCCGGCCCCATCTCTGGGACACCGCTACACTACACCGTTAAAGCTGGCTGTAAAGACTACTTCATGACCCTCCTCTTGGCGGCCGCCCCTGCGTCAATGGCACCGTCTTTAGTGCGCTCGATACCGGCAGCCAGTTGGGAGGTGTCGCGCATCACTCGCCAGCGCCATCCGGTAGTGGCCCTGGTGACGAGCACCTTGCAGGCGAGCATCTTGTAGCGTGGGACCGGGGTTATCTTTTTACGCCAGCAGTTAAGTCGGTTAGTCACAGGTTAGCCTTTCTTTCCGGCCACATTCTTCTGATTACTTCTTCCATATCTTTTAACGCTGACGACGCCTGAGCTAAATCGTGCTCGCTGCGTGGTGCTTTTTCGAGGCACATCAAAATTTCGGCAGCATTGTCTCTTAGTTCAAACATTGCGTGCAGAAAGTCTTCACGTTCCCGCCACCTCGCTGTGGCATTTAGCTGAAACGGCTCAATTAACGGATGCAGTTTTGAATCGCTCATAGTCCCGCCTTTCTGATAAACTCACTCGGATCACACTTTTCCACCTTCCGCGTGTAGGTGTTCGCCCTCTCAGCGCAGTAGGAGATGTCGAGGAAGACCTTCGCACGGGTGAAGGCCACGTATGAAATTCTAGTCTCCTCGTCCAGCTCTCTCCTCGCAGGAATCACCTGCTGCTCAAACGCTGGCAGGAACACCGCCTGCCATTCCATTCCCTTAGCTCCGTGGATGGTTTTCACCGCGACCCCCTCCCCAACCTCCTTGTCTGGCTCATCCTTGAGCATGGCCATCGCCAGGTCAGACCAGTCGGAGCCTTCCGGTAAGGCATCCCTCAAAGCCTCAGCCTTGGCGATGGCTTCCTCGGGCACCCTCGCTAGGGTCATCATCTTGAAGGGGTTTCCAAGGTCAGCGAACAGTTCGGGGCACGCCTCGTAGATGGAACCCATCTGCTGTGCTGCTTTGGATTTGGCTTTAGCGGCGTCGGAGCCGGAGAAGGCTGCCGAGATGTATCCAAGAGCTAATCTGTCATTGGCGGGGCTGCCACAGAGCGAGACGATGGCTTGTGCTTGAGGCCATCCTTTCGGTTTTCCTCCTGACTTGTGCGCTTTGACGGGAATCCCGGCAGCGCGGAGTCCGTTTCTAAAGAAGTCCACAAGTGCGTTCGTGCGGAGCAGCACTGCGGAGTCGTTGAAGGAGCAAAGGCCGATGCCATTCCTTTCAGCCAGCTTGGCGGCGAGTCCAGCCAGCTCCTCTTGAGCGGTGCTGTAGGATGCCACCACCACCGGGCCTTGCGCGCCAATCACGCTGATGTTCTTCTGGCCGAGGTTGGCCGGGAGATGGTTGGTGAGGTTGTTTGCTGCGGAGCAAACCTCAAGGCTGCACCGATAGCAGTCTTGCAGCTTGTAGAGCGTGGCGTCTTTGCTTTGGCAGAGCTTCTCGAATCCGTCGGAGGAACCTCTGAACGAGTAAATACGCTGCGCGAAATCTCCGCAGAAGAACGTGTTCTCGACACCCATCGCGTCGTATATCTCGAAGTCAATCGCTGCTGAGTCCTGTGACTCGTCCACCAAGAGGTGATCGAACTTGAAGGGGAACTCCTCGGAGTAGGCCATTTCCAACCCCAGCCGGAGAATCCCGTCGTAGTCCACCAGTCCAGCGTCCACGAGCTTCTGCTGGTAGTGGACCGCTGCGGCCTCCAGCTTGGAGAGCGCACCCTTCTTGCGGATGGTCCTCGCAGCAGCCTTCCGCAGTTCTTCCAAGGAGCCTGTCCAGCGGGATTCCTTGGCAGCTTCCTCCAGCATTGTCTCCGCAGCCTCTTCGTTCAAGACGCTTGGCTGGGTGGAGTAGCCTACAAGGTGTGGCGAGTGGCGAATGGCTTTCAGGAGCAGGCCGTGCAAGGTTCCCGCATAGCCCAACCTCACGTCACCCAGCCTGTTCTGGATTTCCTTCGCAGCGGTAACTGTAAAAGTCACCATGCAGATACGCTGTGGGTCGGTGCCTTGTGATATGACATACCTAATGCGTTCGACAATAACGCGGCTCTTGCCGGAGCCTGCCACGGAAGCTACAATGACATGCTTCTCGGTGGCATGGACTGCTGCGAGTTGTTCATGGGAGAGGTTCACAGGTCTTTTCCTTTCCACTTCAAAAGCTCTTCCGTCACCATGTTGTCAAACGGCTCCCCGTTGAGGTTCCTTTTATGCAGCTCCGCGAACTGCCGTGGTGAAAGTCTTCGCAGGGTTTCATACCGGAGAAAGCCAATGGCTAACTCTTTCTCGTGGTGATCTGCAATGCACTCTGCGACAAGCTGTTCAAGGGTTGCACTCATAGCGCCACCACCTCAACCCCTTCCATGCCAGCATACTCTTCAGCCCGCACCCCGCAGGCGATGCACTGGCTGATTTGCTTGGCGTCAATCGCCGCACGGATAGCCTCGAAAAGCGGCTTGAGGCGCTTCTCTTCCACGTTGTCTAGGTCGTCCATCAAGAGGATTTTCAGGGGCGAACCACTTGCGGAAGCCAAGGCCACGGACACCGCTGCAAAGGCGATCTGCTGGTCGCTCCGATTGAAGGACCGCGTGCCGATGAACTTCCGACCACTCCACCGGCCAATCGCTCCATCGTGGTATTCCAATTTGGAGGGCAGGATGGACCCAGTAATGAGGTTCGCCTGCTTGAGAATCGGCTTCATGGATTCTTTCACAGCTTCCACCTGCATCTCGTCCA